ACGGTCACTTTCGGAAAAGGTACTTAAATTTTTTTGGAGACTTAAATGTCAACTACCAATGCTCCCTATGGGCTACGTCCCATCAATCGTAACGACGGCATGCCTTATGCTGGCGCTACGAGTCAGTATCTGATTGACCCAGCAGGTCTTGGTTCTAACTTGTTTTATGGACAAGCTGTTCTCATCAATGCTAACGGTTATATCGCTTTGTGTACCGCCAACGGCGAAGACTTAACTACTAACAACCTTGGTGGTTCTAGTCTTGGTGCTTGGGGCGTTTTTGTTGGTGCTTCATACATCAACGCACAAGGTCAGCAGATTTACGGCCAGTACTACCCCTCCGGCACAACCGGCGTGGTAACTGCATACGTTATCACTGATCCTAACGTGACTTTCCAAGCTCAATTGGATGGCCAAGTTACTCAAGCCGCTCTTGGCGCAAACACCTTCTTTGCTGCTGTTCAGTCTACTTCTACAGGTTCTACCCGTACAGGTAACTCTACCAGCGCTTTGGAGAGCACAGTTGTAACGACTGCCGCTGCGTTTAAGATCATCGGTTTCGCTTCACCATTGACTGATACTTACACTGAAGTGTTTGTTAAGTTCAATCCCGGCGCTTCCGCTTTCACTAACGCCGTTGGCATCTAAGGAGCTAAATCATGGCTATTTCACGCGCACAACTACTTAAAGAGTTGCTCCCCGGTCTGAATGCTTTGTTTGGTCTTGAGTACACTAAGTACGGCGAAGAGCACAAAGAGATCTACGAAACAGAGACTTCTGAGCGTTCTTTTGAAGAAGAGACAAAACTGTCAGGCTTTGCTGCTGCACCAGTCAAAAACGAGGGCGCTGCCATCGCTTATGACAATGCACAGGAAGCATTCACTGCACGTTACACCCACGAAACCATTGCGATGGGCTTCTCCATCACAGAGGAAGCTGTGGAAGATAACTTGTATGACAGCTTGTCTTCACGTTATACCAAGGCTTTGGCCCGTGGTATGGCTTACACCAAGCAGGTTAAAGCCGCTTTTGTGTTGAACAACGCCTTCACAGGTGGCCCAACATATGGCGACGGCGTTACCCTGTGTAACACTGCTCACCCCTTGGTGTCTGGTGGCGTTAACAGCAACACTCCCGCTACTCCTTCCGACTTGAATGAGACTTCTCTTGAGAATGCCGTTATTCAGATCGCTGCTTGGACAGACGAGCGTGGTTTGCTGATTGCTGCTAAACCTAGAAAGTTGATTGTTCCTCCTGCTTTGATGTTCGTGTCTACACGTTTGCTTGAAACCGAACTCCGTGTTTCTACAGCCGACAATGACATTAACGCATTGAAGAATAACGGTTCAATCCCTGAAGGTTATACAGTTAACCACTACCTGACAGACACCAATGCTTGGTTCCTGTGTACAGATGTGCCTAACGGTTTGAAGCACTTTGTACGTACTCCCATGTCTACCGGCATGGACGGTGACTTTGATACCGGCAACGTCCGTTACAAAGCCCGTGAGCGTTACAGCTTCGGCGTATCTGATCCTTTGGGCATCTTCGGTTCACCCGGAGCCTAATAGGCATCAAAAAAAGAAAGGGGCTTCGGCCCCTTTTTTGTTGCATTGGTTTAAACACAGTGGTATAAACATGGTAATCCGGGCTTATCCGGTGCATTGAACAGTCCCGGCTGACGACATACAGATCAATGCACTTAACTTGTATGTAAGGACACATCATGGCAAATACCACGTTCAATGGCCCAGTTCGTTCCGTAAATGGCTTTCAAGACATTTCTATCAGTGCCACTACTGGCGCAGTCACCGTTGACGCTACGTTTGGCACAGCTACTAGCGTGACTACTTTGGCCGCTACAACTGTAACGGCCACAAATCTGGTTTTTACAGATCAAAACCACCCAACAACAGCCGCTATCAACGCAACGGCTACAGCCACCGCAGCAGAAGTTGCAACTGGCTACATCACTTCTACGTCAGCCGCCGCTACAACCATCACATTGCCTACAGGCACAGCCCTTGGCGCGGCTATTGGCGCTACTCGCGGTACTGTGTTGGAGTTGTACGTTGACAACACCGCTGGCGCAAGCACAGTCACTATGGCTGTTGCAACCAACGGTATTTTGTCTAGCGCTGCTGCTGATACAGCAGGCAGCTTTGGTGACTTGACAATTGCATCAGGTGCAACTGGCCTTGCCCGTTTCACTATCATGTTCTCCAGCGCAACGGCCTACGTGTTCACCCGTACTGCCTAATCAACCCAAGGGGCTTCGGCCCCTTTTTTAAAGGAGATTGATTATGATGCAAACAGACGTTAAGCAAGGGCATTTAAACCAAAGTGGTTTTTTTGTTCTTGGACGAAATCGCGTTAAAGGCATTTCGTTTTTTGGTTCTGGCACGGATGGCACTCTAGTGTTGTTTGATACCGCTTCTGTACCTGTAACGGCTAGTGTTACCTATGCCCGCTCTGGAACAACTGTGACGGTGACAAAGACTGCTCACGGCTTGTCTACAGGCGCTGTTGTTGGTATTCACTTTGACAGCAATACAAGTCAATCAGCAACTGATGGAAATTACACTATCACTCGCACAGGCGCGGATACATTTACGCTAACAGACATTAACACCGGAACAATTACTTCTACTGCGGCTTCGTATGTAAGTGGCGGTGGTCGGTGGCTGATGACTTACGAAATAGACGGCACTGATACTTTTAGTAATGCACCCGTTATTCCGGGCGAAGGTGTGTTAGCTACTCAAGGTATTTATGCACTGATGACTGCTATTGATTCAGCGCAGATTTATTATGGCTAAGAGTCCAGCATGGCAGAGGAAAGAAGGCAAGTCCGAGAAGGGCGGCTTGAACGCCAAGGGTCGGGCCTCCGCGAAAGCGCAAGGTATGAACTTGAAACCTCCCCAGCCGGAAGGCGGCTCACGGCGCGACTCTTTCTGTGCAAGGATGAGTGGCATGAAGAAGAAGCTAACCTCCGCCAAGACAGCAAACGACCCGAACTCACGGATCAATAAAGCATTGAGGGCTTGGAATTGTTAGATCTAAACACCGCTTGGTCTGCCGTCCTGTCCTTAGTGATTGGACTGCTAGGCTACATGATGAATGAAAAGTTCAGGGAGCTGGCTCGTATCAGTATTCTGTTGAACAAAACACGCGAGGAGGTTGCCCGTGATAACGTTACTCAAGCAGAAGTGGATCGCATTACAAACCACATTGACCAACGCTTTAACAAGCTTGAAGCAAAGATTGACCAGCTTATTCAAGCGGGACGATAATGCCAAGTAAGAGTAAAGCTCAACATAATTTCATGGCAGCGGTGGCTAATAACCCATCTTTTGCTAAGAAAGCAGGCGTTCCCACCTCTGTGGGGAAAGATTTTTCAGCGGCTGACAAAGGCCGTAAATTTTCTAAAGGTGGTGATATGAAAAAGATGAACATGGGTGGATACGCATCAGGCGGTTTAAACATGGTCAACAAGGGCGGGAAAATGGTTCCTGACTTTGCTGCTGATGGCGTTGGCAAGATGAAAAAAGGCGGCATGGCTCATGAAGATGTCAAGATGGACAAAAAGATGATGCAGAAGGCTGTGAATAAACACGAAGGCCGTTTGCACAAAGGTCAGCCTATGACTAAGTTGGCTGCTGGCGGCGCATTCCGCAAATCAGCTAACGGGATTGCTACAAAAGGCAAAACCAAAGCAACAATGGTTAAGATGAACATGGGCGGCAAAGCCTGCTAAGGAGTAAATTATGGCTACCAAGAAACCAATGAAGAAGTTTAAACGCTACGAAGGTGGCGGCGAAGTTATGGGTGAAATGGATCCCATGGAAGCCGCTGCTAAAAAACGTGGCCTAGAGATGTCAAATAAAGAAGCTCCTGTAGGCTTCTTTGAACGCATCCGCGCAGGTAACATTGACCAGCCCGGCTCGGAAGCATACAACCGCTTTGGTGCTGGCCGTGGCCGTGATCGCGGTGAATCGGTATCGGTTAATCAACCTATGCCATCCGCCCCTTCTATGCCTGCTGCGTCTTCACGTCCTCTGTCTGACGACATGTATTCAGACTATGGCCCAAGTGCTGGTCGTAGCTCTAGCGAAACCGTCAAGCCTACACGTCAGGTAATGAATAAGCCTACGTTACCTGCTAGACCGCCTGTTGCGTCTAAACCAAAGCCCGAACAAGATCGTATTGGTATGCCTCAAGCTCCCCAGTACGCAGGCCCATTACGTGGTATGCGTAGTGATGCTGGCACAAGCCCTCCTATTGCTACGCACGGTGGCCCTCGTGATGAAGAGAAATCTGCCGCCGCTAAGATTCCCGGCCAATCTGCTAAAGCACCCCAAGGTGAAAAAATTGATTCTTCAGAAACTGGTCGCAACGTTGGCAATGCCTTAATGGCTACGGGTGTAGCAGGTTTGGGTGCTCTTGGTGCATACAAAGCAAAGAAAATGTACGATGCGGCAAAAGCAGCCAAGAAAGCATTAAGTACCAAAAAAATTGGTATGGATACAAAAAAACTTAGCGGCCCCCGCAAAGATTCTGATGTTACCGATGTCACCGCCAAGAAGCGCGGTGGTGCAGTAAAGCAATATGCCTCCGGTGGAATGGTTTCATCTGCGTCTAGACGTGCTGACGGTATTGCCACTAAAGGCAAGACACGTTGCAAAATTTGCTAAGGAAATATCATGAGTCCCGCAGAAAAACAAGCTCGTGAAGAACAAGCCGACCGCAAAATGCGGGCAGCGGCTGACAAAGCCTACAACAAAGAAATGCCAGAGCCAGATACAACATTTGGTAAGCTTGGTCGCAAAGCTGCGGGCGCAGCAATGGCCCCCGCAGGTGCTCTTGTTGGTGGCGCTTTGTTAGGGACACAACCCGGTAGCCCCGGAATTATTGAGTCTGCTAAGTTTGGTGCTAAGAGTATGTATCACACTTTGGCAGGCAATAAAAAAGAAGACGAAGAAGCTACTAAATCGTATTTAGATGCTGCTAAACGTGCTCAAAGCGTCAAGACTAAACGCAACACTGGTGAAAATACAAATCCCGCAGGTGATACATTTAAACGTGGCGGCAAAGTTTCTTCTGCGTCTAGCCGTGCTGATGGTTGCGCCACAAAAGGCAAAACTAAAGGCACTATGATCACCATGAAAAATGGTGGGATGTGCTGATATGTTAGCCAGCCGTGGAATGGGAGCCATCTCCCCCAGTAAGATGCCCAAAGGCAAGCGTAAAGCTCGTCGGGATGATACTGACTTCACGCAATACGCCGAAGGCGGTAAAGTGAATGCGGCTGGTAATTACACAAAGCCCGGTCTTCGCAAAAGGATTGTGTCCCAAGTAAAAGCCGCAGCAACGCATGGTACTGGCGCAGGTCAGTGGTCAGCACGGAAAGCACAGCTTGTCGCTAAAAAATACAAGGCGGCAGGTGGGGGGTATAGAGATTGAAAGCACCACAGCAATCCCTCAAAGAATGGGGCGACCAGAAATGGCGCACCAAGAGCGGAAAGCCGTCAAGTAAAACAGGTGAGAGATATTTGCCAGAGAAAGCAATTAAATCATTGTCACCACAAGAATATGCGGCTACAACCAAGGCCAAGCGTGCTGGTAAAGCCGCTGGCAAACAGTTTGTAGCCCAACCCAAAGCAATAGCAAAGAAAACGGCAGGATTTAGATGACCACTACCGGATCAACGCTTTTCAATATGGATTTCACGGAGATTGCCGAGGAAGCATGGGAGCGTGCGGGTCGGGAGATGCGTTCAGGTTATGACTTGCGTACAGCACGCAGATCAATGAACCTCATGACCATAGAGTGGCAGAACCGTGGCATCAACATGTGGACGATGGAGCAAGGGTTTATTAACCTGACACCGGGTCTTGCTACCTACGCCCTGCCTACAGATACGATTGATCTGTTAGAGCAGGTTATCCGTACAGGCCAGAACTCCTCTTCCACGCAGGCTGACCTAACAATCACACGTATTAGTGTTTCTACTTATGCGACCATACCGAACAAGCTACAGCAAGCACGTCCCATTCAAGTGTGGGTTCAGCGGCTTTCTGGACAAGTTAACCCAACAGATGCGGTCTTGGTTGGAGCCATCTCCTCCACGGACACCACGCTCACGCTTAACACGGTGGTTGGGTTAGCAGGATCTGGTTTTCTGCGTTTAAACAGTGAAGACATCTACTATGGCTACATCTCAGGGAATACCCTTGGTGGTGTATTCCGTGGTCAGAACAATACAACGGCTGCCTCTCAGGCAGATGGCACGGCAGTCTTTGTTCCTCAGCTTCCTGCGGTTACTGTCTGGCCTACGCCTGATAACAGCACGTCTTACCAGTTTGTGTACTGGAGATTGCGCCGGGTTCAGGATGCTGGCGCTGGTGCAGAGACAGCAGACATGAATTTCCGCTTCCTGCCATGTGTAGTGGCTGGTCTGGCGTATCACATCGCCATGAAAGTGCCTGAGTTAATGCCCCGCCTTGAGATGCTTAAGGCTGCATACAACGAGCAGTTTGATCTGGCAGCCGGTGAAGACAGAGAGAAAGCGGCCATCCGCTTTGTGCCCCGTCAGATGTTTATTGGTGGGAGTATGTAATGGGTAACCGATTTGCATCCGGCAAGATAGCGATTGCTGAATGTGATCGGTGCGGCCAGCAGTATCAGTTAAAGAAGCTTAAGACTGAAGTCATTAAGCAGCGTCAGTATCAGTTGTTGGTGTGCCCAGAATGCTGGGATCCAGATCAACCTCAGTTAATGCTTGGAACATTTCCAGTGGATGATCCGCAAGCTCTACGCAATCCGCGTAGGGATACAACGTATGTCACCTCTGGTGTAAACGTTAGCGGTAACCTGTCTGGTGGTTCAAGAGACATACAGTGGGGCTGGCAGCCGGTTGGTGGAGCCAGTTTAAATGATGCAGGATTGACACCAAACTACTTGGTGGCAACGACATTTGTTGGTACAGTAACAATATCTTAAGGAGTTTAAACATGGCTTACACACGATCAGCAGACGGCATTGCTAAAAAGGGCAAAACCGAAGGCAAAAACTTGGGCAATAGCGGCCCAAACCAAAAGGAAATGATGGGCGGCAAGGGTAAAGGTAAGGGTAAAACCAATGCCGATATGCTGTCTATGGGTCGTAACTTGGCAAAGATTGCCGCACAGAAACGAGGCTAATCATGGCTACATTTAGCAAAAAAATGATGGGTAAAGAAGTTGGCGATGCCAAGGTCTACGCTACGCCACACACAATGACTGGTAAAGTCGTTAAAGCTTCTGAGAACCCCGGCAGTGGTGATGACCACAGCGATGCCGGAACAGTCAATATGGCTGTAGGTAACGTGTATCGTCGCCCTGCACCAGCAGCTAAAACAACTGGCATCAAGATGCGCGGTGCAGGTGCAGCGACCAAAGGCTTTATGTCCCGTGGCCCAATGGCTTAAGGTTTAAACGATGGCACTGACATACGCCCAACTTGTGGCTGCGGTAGTTGACTACACGCAGAACACGTTTGACACGACCTCGATCAATACAATGATCAAGCAGGCGGAGCAACGCATCTATAACACGGTGCAGATTGCCAACTTGCGTAAGAATGTCACGGGTGTATTGTCTACCGGCAATAAGTACTTGGCCTGTCCAGAAGACTTCCTGTCGGTATACAGCCTTGCTATATATCCGTACAACTCCACAACGGCCACCGGCACGGCTGGTGCTAAAACTATCGTGGTAGCCAGTACAACTGGCATAGCGGTCGGCCAGCAGGTCACAGGCACAAACATTGGCACTAACGCCATCGTTCGCAGCATCAGCGGAACAACAATCACTTTAACTGTAGCCAACAGCGGGGCTGTGTCCACTACGGTCAT